AAACGTAGCAGTAGCAAACAACGGAGATATTACAACAACAAGATCTGGTACAGCTAGACTTAAGGTTGATAACGCTGGTGTAGACGTAACAGGAACTTTAGATGTTACTGGAGTTACAACTATTGCTGGTGGAATATTAAATATAGGTACAGCAGATACTTCATCTGGTCATATAAACGCTAAAGAAGCAATGACCTTTAATATCGACTCAGATAATGATGATACTAATAGGTCTTTTAAATGGTACAAAGATGGTTCAAGTGGGTCAGGAAGTCAACTATTAGCTTTAGATGAATCTGGTACTTTAACTTTAGGTGGTCAAGCAAACCTTCAAGGTGGTGTTGCTGTAACAGGAAACATCACATCAACTGGTAGTGCTACTGTTACTCAAACTGTAAGCATAGAAGGTAATTCTCCTACACTTAATTTGACAGACTCAGATCATAATAGTGATTACAAATTAAATGTTAATGCTGGTTTATTTCAGATAAGAGATGCAACTAATGATGCCTATAGAATAAAAATAGCTTCAGACGGTACTGTTGATATTGGTCAAAACTTAAATGCAAATGGTGGTATTGACGTAACAGGAAACGTCACAGTTACAGGAACAGTTGACGGTGTAGATATAGCTGCTTTTAAAACAGCATTTGATGAAGCATTCCCATCCGGGACAAAAATGCTCTTTCAACAGACATCAGCTCCTACAGGTTGGACAAAGGTAACAAGTGGTGTAGATAACAAAGCTCTTAGAGTTGTATCTGGAGCTGCTGGTTCTGGTGGTACTAATCAGTTTAGTAACACCTTTGCTTCCGTAGGAATTACAGCTAACGCTGGTAACGCAACTGCTGGTGGTAACGTTACAGTAGCTAACGCAACAGTTACTGGTAACGTAAGTATTGATAGTGTTTCAACAAGTGGTAACGTAAATAGTCACACACTGTCATCTAATGAGATGCCTTCTCACCGTCACAACTTAACAAGGAATAACAACTCAAACTATTGGAACTCTAGAAACAACATTGCTGGTTTCTCTGGAATGCCAAGTTATTCATACATTAATGCCAATTCACAATATTCAGGTACTGGTGGAACCGCTTTCTATACAGACCATACAGGTGGTGGCGGAGGACACACACACGGATTTACTGGAAGTTCACACACCCACTCCGGTACATTATCTGCTGCTGCACATACACACAACGCTTCATTTACTGGTAGTGCACACAACCACAGTATTTCTGTAAATAACATAGATTTAACAGTTCAATACTTAGACGTAATAATTGCAAGCAAAGACTAAATGAAAATCCCTTGGTATATACACGGGAATTGGAAATTAGATTCCACCCAATTACAAACTCTTGAAAAAGATATTTTAAGAGTAGGTGTGACACAAGAAAAAGAACAAGTTATAACTACCTATCACGCTAAAGATAAAGATTTAGGGTGTTTAGATTTTTTATATAATTTTTATAAAGAAAGAGTTGATGAAATTTCAAAAGATCAATTTTTTTTTCATACTTCAAAAATACATTTTACTTTTTGGATACAAGTTTATAACAAATTAGGTTATCATCCTATCCACGATCATTTTGACTGTGGTAATGATACTGTTCTTTCTTTTGTACATTTTTTAAAACCAGTAGAAAATTGTTTTGAATTTACTGATGAACGACAATCGTTAGTCCCACCACAACAAGAAGGAGATTTAATAGTATTTCCTTCTTATGTTACACATCGAGTAAAACAACACAATTCCAATGTAAATCGAATAGTTGTGGCTGGGAATATAAAAATAGACCAACATATTAAATTAAGTTAATGATTGATTCCACCTATATAACCGACCCTTACATTTATGTAGAGGATAATTGTTTATCTGAAGTTAGATGTAATGAAATTATTGAAAAATTTAACAACGATAGACATCGTGACGGTGTGACTGAGCTGGGTGTCGATAAAAGTGTTAAAAATAGCAAAGATATGCACTTATCTTATGGTAAACAAGATTGGTCAGAAGAAGATAAATTATTTGCTAAAATAATTGGCACAGGGCATAATAATTATTACAGGCACTTAAATAAAGAAAGTAATTTTACTTTTTTTACTAATCCAGAAGAAAGACATACATTTGCTCCACACCATGATAAAAATTTAGAATTGTTTGATACTGGTTATCAGATACAAAAAACAGAACCCGGAAAAGGTTATGTTTGGCATGATGATTTTCAATTAAAATTTGGTGCACTAAGATATGTAACTTTTATTTTGTATCTTAATTCAGTAGAAGAAGGTTGGACACAATTTTATAACGGTAATCAAGTATCTCCTAAAGCTGGAAGATTAGTATTTTTTCCAGCTACTTGGACTTACGTACATCAAGGCTATCCACCAAAACAAACTAAATATTTAATGACAGGGTGGATGCACACTATATCTAAAACTGACAAAAACAACAATGGCGAAACTTGAACAAGGTAAACTCTGTCCTTTAATCGGAGAAGATTGTAGAAAATTAGAATGCTCTTGGTACACCAAGATTTCTGGAGTTAATCCACAAAACGGAGAACCCGTAGAGGAATGGGGATGTGCAGTTGCATGGATACCTTTTCTTCAAATGGATAATACAAAATTTGTAAACCAACAAGGAGCTGCGGTTGAAAGTTTTAGAAATGAAGTCCTTAATATTATGGGTCCTGTTGCAACTTTAAAACCCATAGACGAACCAAAATTAATTAGCGTAAATGAAACTAACAATAATAGCTGACGATAAATTTGTCAGTAAAGATGGGGTAGGTATTTCCGGATTACCTTTAAAAGATTTCCCATCAGATATATGGGCTGTTCAATGGGATGGCACTAAAGGTACTGTTGAAAAACGTGATATGTCTTTTACTGATATAAGTGACATAACACCATATAATGCTTGGGTTACTGAGTGGGAAACCGCAAATACTGCACTTTCAGAAGAAGAAGGAAACCTTACTCTAGATCAATTTAGAGAATGGAGAAACGCATGTTTAGCTGAAACAGATTGGACAGTATTACCTGACAGTCCTTTGTCTGCTGAGAAACAAGCAGAATGGAAGACATACAGACAAAAATTAAGAGATCTTCCAGCTACTACATCAGAACCTTATCGTGTCGACTTACGACCAGATATACCTTCCTAATATAAAAATACCTCCGGTCCAAAAAATAGAGACAATCTCTATACCTTTACCTACAGCAGATGTACCATCATACATTCCTATGGTGGTACCGCCTAGTGATCTAGAAGCTCCTGAGGGAGTACAGGCAGAGGCAAAAGATGAACCGGAGGCAACAGGTATAAGAAAAGTAGACATACCGTTTACAGATTTAAAAATGCCTGTTCCGGAAAACGAAATATTAGTAACGGCTGGGACAACTGCGGTTGTTTCTGTAGCAGCCACCCTTACAGCTACAGCAGCTTTTAAATGGGCGGTTACTGCATTAAAACCAATACTAAAAACTACATGGAAGAAACTAAGCAACCTAAAAAAGGGTTGATAGGAAAACTAAAAGACATAGGTGAAGAAAAAGAACATCAGCTAGAGGTCTTAGGAACTTTAGTTAGATTAGGCGTAGTTGTCTGGTCTGGGTTTATTATTACAATGAACTATGTCGATATACCGATGGTGAAGAAGTCTGGAAACAGCGATATCACTTTCGTAGCCAGCGTTTTTACGGGCGCGTTGGCAACGTTTGGCTTGACTACTGGCAAGAATGGCGGTAGCAAGACACCTACAAATTGCCCAATGGTAAAAAAACCAGAACAAAAATGAAGAAACTACTTCTAGTTCTGGCTTTGCTATCACCCAGCATAGCAAGAGCTAATACTGTGACCCCACAATTTACTTCAGGGTCAATGAACTCAACGACCACTACCACTCAAACTATTGTGGAGACGGAGCAACGCCAAGTATGGGGTGCTGCCGTAAATACGTGGTCAGGAAATAATGTAACTGCATCTGGAAACTTAGCAGACTCAGCTACAACATTTTCAGTAACTAACACCTCATTACCGTGGAACTTAGAAACCACAACAAGAGCAGCAGGCTTAGTAGAACAAATAGACTTTACAAGAAACTATACAATAAACTCTACTACTACATCGCTGTCTGTATTCTCTCAGTAAGTCCTGTACTTGCGGAAGGAGATACCAATAATAATAGTAACCCAGTAGCAGCAGCTACCGGAAACGTTACAAATCAAGCTGTACAATTTCAGAATAATGGAGCACCAAGTCGACAAGCCTTTGGTAGCAACATATCTTGCAATGGCAGCACTATGACATTTAGTCCATTTTATATGGGTAACGATACTGAACCTCAGACAGAGGACGGTTATGTCATATCAGAAAACTGGGGGTTCCAAATAAACTTTATGGTACCCCTTAATCGAGACTTGACTAAGCAATGCGAACGCATGGCTGAAAGTCAGATACAAAAAAACAAACTCGATTTTGAGCTGGTTCGTGCACTCAAATGTGCCGAGCTCCAGCAAAAGGGCTTTACCCTGCTACCCGGGTCAAGAGTATATCACCTTTGCTCGGATGTAGTACCTATTCAATCACTTTTACCCAAGAAAAAATAATGTTAGCAATTTTAAAACCAGTTATCTTAAGCTTTGCAAAATCAGAAAAATTTAAGGTTTTTGTAATTCAGTGCTTAGAAAAATTAGTAGCTCAAACAGATAACAAACTTGACGATCAAGCTGTAGCAGTAGTTAAAAAAGGTTTAGGAATCGTTTAATGGCTAACGTCAGTTTAAAAATCGGCAAACATAAAAGTCGGACTGGCGGACTCACCAAAGCTGGTCGAGAAAAATACAACAGGGAAACTGGTGCAAATCTTAAAGCACCACAACCCGGTGGAGGTCCTCGTAAGAAATCATTCTGCGCTCGCATGTCGGGTGTCAAAGGACCAATGAAAGATAGTAAGGGTCGTCCTACACGGAAGGCACTTGCTCTTAGAAAATGGAAATGTTAATCATGGCACACAAAGGAAAAGGCTCCTGTAAAGGAGGAAAAGGCAGTAAGAAGGGGTATAGATAATGGCTAGACCCGGACTTTATGCAAACATTCACGCCAAACGTTTAAGAATCAAAAAAGGTTCTGGCGAAAAAATGAGAAGACCCGGACAAGCCGGAGCACCTACTGCTGCTAACTTTAAACGTGCAGCTAAAACAGCAAAAAAACGATAAATTCTAGGGTACAAACGTACCCGGAACTTTTTTCATCGCCCTTGTAGGCGATTCTGAGAGGAGTAAAATGAAGAAAAAAGCAACTGAAGATCAATTCAACGAGTTGCATAACTTAGTTACTAAAGAGTTCCTTTCTCGAATTAAATCAGGAGAGGCAACTACTCAAGACCTAAAAGCAGCCTGCGATTGGTTAAAAGCTAATGATATTAGCGGTGTTGCTTACGACGGAAATCCTCTGTCAAAACTTGCACAAGTTATGCCAACTGTAGACCCAGACTTAGTACAGGAAAAGCTTTATGGCAAGCACATCTGATTACTATAAATCCAACCCAAAAGCTAAACGTAAGCGTTTAGTACAACAAAAAAAATACAACAAAACAACAAAGGGTTTAGCCTTACGTGTAAATGCAAATCGACTTAATAGACAACTTGGTACCTATGGAAATGGCGACAACAAAGACGCTGCTCACTATAAGGGGAGTACTACCAAGGGAAGACTCCAATCTCCATCTACAAACAGAAAAAGCCGACTCAAAATCAAAGCACATAAGAAAATTGCATGACCCCTCTACTACCTAGTCCAAAACATTATTTACACAATTTAATAACCATGACAAGTTCAGATTCTAAAAGGCTCTGGAGAAGAGCTGTTAAAGAGCACTTTAACTGTACATGTGTTTATTGCGGAAAAACTTATGATTTTAATCAACTTACACTCGATCATGTCAAACCTCGTAGCAAAGGTGGGCAAGATCTTACAAAAAATGTTGTTTGCGCGTGCAGACGATGTAATCAAGACAAAGGTAGTAGCCATTGGCTCGGATGGATGCGAAAGGTATTTGGAATACAGCCAATTCGAGAATTATTAATTCATCAACACATAAGGTAATGGAAAAACCAAAACTATCAGACTTTAAAGGTGCTAACAGAAAAATTAGGACAAAAAAGTACCAAGATGCTCTGAGAAAATACAGAGATTTTTTAGCTAAACAAAAAAAGCAAAAAATTGCAGACACTACAAAACCAACCAGCAGAGGTAGAAGACCTTTAAGTTCTACTGAGCTAAAAAAGAAAAATGCTGAGAAAAAAGCTAAAGAAACACCAAAAGGACCTTATGCAGCAGATAAGGTAGGAAAAGTAAACTTAGAATCTAAAGCTTACAAAGAAGCAAAAAGAATTAATGAGTCTATTCCTATAAGTTCTTCAAAGAAAAAAGAAAAACCTAAAAATATAGGTCCAGTTAAAGATGGCAAGGAATATGCTGACAGCCTTGGAAATAAGAAAAAATACAAGGAAGTAACTCAAAAAGAGTTAGATGCAAAATTAGCTGAAAATAAAGAAGGCAAAAAAGAAGAACCAAAAGAAAAAATTCCAAAGTATATTAAAAAGAAAAAAGGTAAAGGTTTTGTAAGTACAAAGTCTCCTAGAGGTAAAATGCTTCTTAAAATACAACAAAGAATAGACGCACGCAATAAAAGGATGTATGGGGACAAGAAAAAGAAAAAAAAATCCTAATTTCTAATGGCAATAATCAAGAACGTATTAAAGCATTCTAATATAAAAGGTTATATTTCTCAGGCAGATCGTTTAAAAATCAAACGTCATAAAGATGGCTCTATACATTTAAATACCAAAGATAAAGACTTTTTAAAAAAGAAGAATGCTATCCGTTCTGATATTGCTGACAAAAAGAGCACAAGCGGTTATAACAAAGTTTTTATTGATGGTAGTGAAAGACTAGCAAAAGTTAAAAAAGGAAGTATTAATGAGATAAAGAACCTTAGTCAAATAGGGTTCCCTACTCAGAAAGCTACAAAAAAGTCTGGAGCTAAAAGAGCTGCATCAACAAAAGCAACTAGCATTACTGACGCTAATGCTTTGCAAAACTACATGCGATACAAACAGATTACAGACCCTAGTGAACTAACGCAGTTTGATTATCAGGAAATAGCAAGGTATGTTAATATTCGTAGTAAACAGTTAAGGGATTACAAAGCTAATGTAACGGCTCAAAGACGAATTGATGGCAATGCAACAGATGGACACCTTGTTAGTCCACATGACCCTACTGCTGTTAACTCTATTACTCAAAGGTTTGTACAACCGGGAAGAAATTACATAGATGATGATGGTAATAAAGTTTTAGGTAACTTTGCACAAGGTGAAGCTAGTGGTGAATTAGACCGCTTGGAAAAAATAGCTCTTGGCATACCTAATGACTTATACGAAGATCTTGTAATGTTCTTTGACCCAAGTAGAAGAGGTATTCGTAGTTTCTTGACTGATGATACTCTTAATGAAATAGTTACTAGAAGAGATTGGAAAGCAGCACTTAAGAAACAAAAACTTAAAGCTGAAGACGTATTCACTGGTGACTACGAGAGCGTTGGTAGAGGTCTTGACGCCTTTGATTAATAACTTATATACATTTCTATATGACTGACGTTTTAACGTCCTTACAGGGCGATTTCAAGCTGTTTCTGCAAGCATTATG